TGCTCCTCGCCTGCAGGCTCATTCCAGACCGTGTAACCAGTCACCGGAAGCCCAAAGTGGTACGGCCGCAGTTGCACCTGCGCGGTCAGTGATTCGGCCTGTTGATCGATGCGGACTGTTTCCGCCACGTAATCGCCGCGGTGCAATTTGATCTTATCCGGCGTCGCAGGAATCAGCACGTCCACCATCCGCGCGAACTGTGCCGGCTGCGTGCGATTCTGAAGATGGCTCTGCAGCCCGAATGCGAGCGAAGCGAAATCCAGTCGAGAACCGCCGGCTGACTGTACAACCAGCGTAGCAAATGCGTCGGCAAATACAGTCGGCGAACTGGTCGGCGGGTTGCCGCTTGCGTCGCCGATGTAGACAGTCAACTCTGGGTATTGGTAAACCAGAGTCGCCGCCGTGTTAAGAGCATCGAAGCCCACAGCCTATTCCTCAATGGGTACCGGTGCAACTGGTGCAGGCTGTGCCACGGGTTGCGGTGCTGGTGTACGTCCGCCAAAGCCGGGTTGCTGCAGCGTCGCAAATGCCTGCTCGCGGTGCTGGTCGAGAGTCAGGCCACTCGCTGGGTCATAAGACTTGTCAACGTCGATCACGTCTTGATTTGCCGCCATGTTAGTTTTCCTCTGCAGTTCCAGCCGTTGATTCCCGAGCCATCCAGCCACGGGTCTTCTTCGGGTGTAAAGCCCATGAATATCGAGTTGCCGAAGGTTTTGATATCGGTGCCAACAGTATACGTCACGGTCCCAAATTCGCCAATTTGAGCGTTCATTGTTTCGATTGCCGCCTGAATCAGATTGTGCGACGTGTAGCCAACGAACTGCATCCACGCCGCAAACTCGCGGCCGTGCAATCTGCCGAACAAGTGATATTCACCAGTCAGCCCGAACCACGTCTGAATGCTGCGTGACTCGTTCCACGGCTGCGGAAGAATTGTGCCGTGCAGGTTGCTGCCGGTGGTCATCGTGGTCATGGATATCGTCATGGCGATGTTACCGCGGGCAAGGGGGCTTCTTTGGGGCGTGCGGCTGGAGCTTGCACTTGGATCTTCGGCGGGGCTTGCTCACGTGCCGCCTGCAATTGTCGCCCCAGTTCGGCAATCGCCTTGATGCCGTCGATCAGTTCTTTTTGATCTTCTGGCGTGATCTGTCCGCCGACCGGAATCGTCGGCCCTCCGGGCACCATGCTGCCGAACAGCGGAACCCGGGCCTGTTGCATTGCCTGTTCCAACCTGGCAATAGCAAACCCTGGCAGGTTGCCCGATTCTGCTGCCGCTGCGATCTGCATATCCATCGCAGCTTGGGAAAACATATCAAGCCCGGACTCATCGACGTTTGCCAACACGCTGCGCAGCCGTTCGATGATTTGCCCCTCGATGGCTTGCGGCTGGTTCTCGACTTGCCGCCGCACCTGCTGAGCCTCTGCCCGTCGCTGCTCTGCGATCATCGGCGCCGCATCCTCGATCTGCGTCTGTAGCTTCGCGAACGCCGGTGCTGCCTGGGCCAGTGGGGTGACGGCCGCCTCTGCCTTTCGCATCAACTCCATTGCCGTGGCTTGCCGCTCGATGATCTGCTGGATGGCCACCTTACCAATGGATTCACGTTGCGTTTCCAGAAACTGCTGGCCGATTGCCGGAACATCAAACATCATTTGCATGCGAGCATCAAAATCTCGCAACGCATTAAACTGCTCGATCTGCTGCTTATTGACTCGTGCAATACTGCCGTCTTCCAGCTTTACTTCACGCTCTGGCGTGAACGTCCCGAGGCGGGTAAAGAGCATTCGCATTGTTGTGGCCGTGTTGGCCATCGTAGGGTCGGAAAGAATTGTCGAAATTGTGCCCGCCAATTCCAGCGCTCGTTCTGTTGTGACGGCGTTCTGCCGCGGCATATTGGCAGCCGCAGCCGCCAAGCCTGGGCCGATGTTCGTAACAAAGTCGCGAATATTCACGCCACGGGATTCGGACTGCGTTTGAAGCAACTGCCCCAACGCCGCACGGAAATCTTTTGTTCCTCCAGCGCGGGCAACGTCCAATGCTCCGCCAATCAACGGCAACGCCGCTTCCACATTGCCAGCGGTTAGCGTTATGGCTGCCTCCGACACTGCCAGTGCATCTTCCAATGAAGTAGCACCAGCCGAAATTGCTTCAGCCATGGCCTCAATAAGCTTGCCTGGATCTGCTCCGATTCGCGGTCCTGCCTCCAGCGCCATTGACGCTGCTCGCTTCACGGCATCATCCCCCTGCGCCATCAAATTTGGCGCCGCTGCAACCATTGCTTCTTCAAATGTGCGAGCGGTTTCTGCCCCACGAATTCGCAACTGCTGCGCCTTGTTTAGCTCAAACACGATGCCTTCAATAGCCTTTTGGATTGTCACCATTCCGGCCGCAAATGACGCCAGCTTTTGCACGCCAGCAGACAAGGCAGAAGACATGCCGGCCGCTGGCCCCTGCATTGCCACTTTGGCCTGTGTGAGGCTTTGCCTCAGCCCATCCACTTTCGCCTTTTGTGCCGCGAATTCCGCGGTCCCGACTGTCAACTTGTTCAGCGCAGTCTCAGCCTGTTTCAGTTCGTTTTCCATCGCGTTAAATGAACCAGCCGCGGCCTCTGCTGCCTTTTCTGAGGTCTTGCTGATCTTCTCAAGTTTCTGATCCTGCTTTTCAAGGCGTGCGTCAATCTTGTCCAGAATCTGTGTCATTCTGGACGCGGTCGCAATCCATTCAACCTCAATTCGCTCATCAGCCATTTTGTTTTCTCTGCAAGCCGAGCGTTGTCAGGAAGATATCCAGCAGCTTTTCTTTGCCCACCCATAGGTCGAGAGCAACGGCGATTTCGGGAGTGATTCGATAGTTGACTTGCAGCAACTTGAGCAGCCAATTGACCTGTGCCGACGGGTCAACACTGAACACCGCCTGACGCAACCCAAACTCCTGCAGATATGTTTCCCGCAGCGTTTTCGCTTCATCCACCATCCATGCAAACTGCCGCACCACTTCCCATCGCATCGAGCCATCATCGGCGTACATTGCCCGACTGTCTACGGTGTCAGGCGTCGGCAACTTCCACCGCTGGCCACCCAGTTCAATCAGCGGCCCCGCCTGTGTGTAGTGCCTGCGAAGTTCGCCTTCTTGTGGTGGTTTGTCCCGCCAAACTCCAACGCTGTACAGCGGGCCTTCATCACCCTTCACAATGCCCGGAAACCAGTCTTGTGCAGCGGCGTCAAAGTGCATCCGCGGGGCTTGTGGTGACAACCAGCCAACCATTAGCCCCGTGGCCCCACGCGGCCCCGGATGAACCGGCAAGAGGTCATGCCCACCGAGCAAATGAGACAGCCCGGCAACGCGACAGCGGCTTTCAAGATCCTGCGGAGTGCAGTTTGGAAAGTGAAGAAGGAAGTGCATTGTGGCCGATCATGGAATGGCGACGGTCGTTGAACTGGTCAGAGTCTTGCCGTGAAGCGTGATAACCGCCGAGCCGTCGTCATTATTGCTGATGCTGACGCTTCCGGTGTCTGCCAGCCCAGCCGCAAACGTGAATCGGATGTTGTCGCTGCTGGCGCTGTACACACCGCTGTCGGCACGGCGCCGGAGGTAGGCGTTTGCGGACGTCATCGCGGTCCAGTCGCCGACGGTTCCAGCCACGGCCGCAAAATCGTTGACGGTGATTTCCATTGTGGGCATGATGGATTTAATCATCGCGCGGGTCGGCCAAACAGCCCCAGAGCCCAAAGGCGGTTTGACGATCTCCAGCCCCGGGGTGACTCGCACGGACTGAACACCAGCAATCAGCGTGGCGTTGATGTAGACGGGGCCGAGAGCGAATTCAGCATTGAACGACTGGCCCCCAAGAGCTTGCCCGGTGGCGTCGTCTGCGCCTTTGGTCACGCCGTCAGCGGACAGCCAGTGCAGGTCACACTGACAGGTTGCGAAATCGCCGTCCTGCGTGGCTTCAATGAGCGTTGGCACCAGCAAGGCATTTGCCCCAGTGATTGCATCATGGTTGCTGCCACTGGCAAACGTGCCGCCGTTTGACCGGCTTTTCAAGGCCACGGTGATCGTGGAACTGGTCGCCAGCGATCCGCCCGAAATGAAGGCTCCGGCGTTCAATGCCAGCAATGCGGCAAGGTCGCCGCTGGTGATCTGTGTAACCTCGCCAGCCGCCTTCCCAGACACCTGTGAAATCGTGGCGCCGCCGGAAGTCATTGCCTTCCGGTGCTCCTGATTGGTGCGATGGTCAGCCGCGGTGATTTGCCGGATGGTGGCCGCGCCAAAGATGAAATCTGCAAGCGTGAAAACAGCCATGACTCACTTTGCCTTTCGGTTGCGTTTGCGTTTGTATTCGGGGCTGCCTGCCCCCTTTTTGTACATTCTGGCCATTGTCATGCGGTCCTCACGGATCTCGCCTTTTGTCACCTTTGCGATTTCGTCCTTTTGCCACTTCGCGAGCCGTCGGTTTTGTTTCGCCGAAACCCTTGCCCGCTGCTTTGGCGTCATCTTTTCAAACTCATCCTGCGGAATGAATTTGTTTAACCGACTCCGCATCACCAGCCGTGCGCCGTACTGGGTCGCCGTGACTTTCTTCCGGAGGTTTCGATAGAGCGCCCCAGTGCGATAGTTGGGCCGCTTATGGCCGAATTTCTTTTGCTTCCACTTGTTGTAATTCGCCTTTCGCTCACGCGCCCCGTAAAGCTGGTGGGCTCGTTCTTCAAAGTGCCATTTGATCCGTCTGTCTGCGTGCGATTGTGCGATGTGCCGATTGATTTCTCGCATCAGCCGAGCGTGCATTCGCGAGGTCAGATTCGCCCTCGTGATTTGCAACTCCAGCTTAAGCATTATTGCACCTCAACCACCAGCCCAAGTTGCAGCATCCAATCCGTCCGGCCGTCGTTGTCGTCTGGGTCAATTGGTCCCGGCCGCATGGGCATCGTGATATTCCGCAGCATGAGCTGCCCACTGCCATTCACCGCCCCGTTGATGTCCGCCAGCAGTGCCGACACCTGCTGCCACACCCACGAAAACTGCTGCGAATAGTCCGCGATTTTGTCCTCTGGTACGGCTATTTCAAAGCGGGCTTCGACCGTCAATCGACCCCGAGCTGTACCCTGCCAGTCGAAATTCGTCGGGTCAATGTCAAGCCAGCAAATAGGAGCCAGTGTTTCCTCAGGTGCCGCGACAACGCCGCCAAGGTAAATTCGCTCTGACGCCTCTGCCGACGTTGTCACGCCGCAAATGGATTGCCAGGCAGCAAGACTGGCCAGCATCGTGCGAGCGTTTGTCAGCAGTCCGAGAACGTCAAGGCGAGCCATCAGAGATCCCCCGTCCGCAGAGTTTTACCGCCCCGCATTTCAGGGATTGTTTGTGTGATGCTGACCACCACGGCCCCATCTTGCTTTTGACTGACCGCCTCAACCTGAGCGAGGTCCGCGCCGATCCGGAAAGCATCGTGCACCGTCACGGTCGCGGAACTGCTCAAGATGATTTCGCCACGGCGTCGAGTGCCGCGGCCTCGTTCCTCCGTTGGTTCTGTTGGAAACCAAGTCACGATGCCCGTCAAGATCTGCTGCTCTGACTCATTGCCGTTAACGTACCGCCGCACCTGAACCGCGAAATCATCGAGGTCCAGAAATACGTCGGTAACATCGCTGGCAATGAGGTCACGCAGAGACATGCTCAGAGGCCGTAAGCGTAGTTATAGGCGATTTCAACCAGTGCGATCGTAACCGACGGCGTGCCGGTGCCGGAAGCCTTCTGGAGAGTGACGTAAGGCTGCACGTTCTGGCCGGCCGCAACCGCGGACATATTGAACGTGGTGCCAGCCGCCACTCGCTCGCCTTCGATGTAAAATCGAACGTCGTTCAGGCCGTTCGTGAAGTCGATCAGGAACGTCTTGTAGACGCTGGCCAGTGTGTAGCCAGTGGCTTTGTCATCATTGTCGGTGGTGGCATCGTCGGTTTCGGCGACAACCGCCGTGAGTGAGGCGCTGCCCTGCATGCGGAACCATGCGTTGACTGCCACGCTGTCTGGGGTTGCGTTGCGAGCCGAGGCCAACCCGAAACACAGGGTCGTGACAGAGTCAATGCCCGACACCTGAGCGACGAATTTCGCGTACTTCACGGCGCGAATGTCGAAGGCCAGCACGTCGTTATGGAAGAGGGTAACTTCTTCCGCTTCGCTGGTCGCAGCGAGCGTCAACTTTGCTGCGCCGCCGTCCTCGGTGATTGCAAGGTACGTCGGAGTGCCTGCGCTGCTGGTGTCGCTGACGGCCCATCCATTCATGCCGGGAGTTGCAGCAAATTCCTGCGCCCGGTCGAACAAATCCTGCCAAACTTTAGTGCCACGGGTAACCATCTGAGAGCCTTTCTGATGCCCCTATTCGGGGACTGTGCTATTCGCCGATCAGTTCGGCAAAATCGGGGGCGACACAGCGCCGCCCCCGTGTTCGTCAACCGATGCCCGATCAGGCTCCGGCGTGTTTCTGGATGCCGCGATGATTCAGAGCCTTCGCCCCAAACGTCTGCAGCACGTAATAGGTGATGGACAGATTGTGCTCGTCTGGCACCGTGCGAATCTGTGGCGTTTCCTGACCCTGCAGAAAGGTCACTTCGACTGTGTCGATTCGGCGCGGCTCAGCAAACAGGTACCAGGCAGTGGCACTGTTGGCGTCCAGCAGTGGCTCGACGATCAACTGCAGATTGCGGTTGATGTTTGCAACGCCGCTTTGCGAGGCGTAGGGGTCTGCGGTGGACTGCAGGAGCGTCAGGATGGTGGCACGCAGGGCAGCGGGCACGCAAATATAGGCTGGCATCAGCCCGAGAATGTCCGGACCCGCGCCGCCTTCCGGCGTGTTCTCGCCACGCATTACCATCATGTTCTGCGTCAACAGGTTGATGGCGGTGGTGTAGTTGGAGACCGAGCCGGTTTCCAGATTCTTTTGCTTGCGGCTGCCGCTTACGTCGGAAAACAGAGCCACGCCGTCACTCATCAGCGGGTTGCTGGTAATCTGCGACCACGCCACAGCGTTGACTGTGCGGGCTGCAGCGTCACCGAGGCCAAGCGGCACGCGGGTGAGTGCGTCCATGTCGTCGTTGACAATCAGCTTGTAACTGAAGTCGATTCCCTCGCTGTAGCATTCCACAGCATAGGATTCCTTCGCGTCAGCAAACGAGACCCGATTCGGCCGCTCAGCGTCGTTCCAGGCGGGCAGGTTTGGGATGCCACCGTGTCGGAGTCGGTGAATCGTCTTGAAGTCGGCCACGGAAAGCCCCTGACGCATTGGGCCGCGCCACGTTGCAGGCACTTCGGTGTAACCGATCATCATGGATTTGTTGATCGCATCCAACGTCAGATTCGCGAAGTTGCCGGTGGTGTGGTACGGCGTCACCGAGCGACCGGACAGGCCGGCCTTTTCGGGGCCAAACATTGCAGCCTGAGCGATCTTTTCGCGAGACAGGCCAAAGGTTGAAACACCCATGCCCCGAACGTACTCGGTGGCCATGTCCATCAGCGTGGCATGGGCAAACGGGGCAGCCGCTTTGCGTTCGGCGTCGGTGGTGTGCTTTTCGATCTTTGCCGTGTCGCCGTTTGCCGCGAAGCGAACAGCGTTGACGATCATTGCTGCACGAAGGTCACCGCTGAGTCGCTCCTGTCCGGTCTTGCCGATGCTGATCGTGCCGCCGAATGGAATTGAGGCGGAGCGTTCGGCCTTCGCCTTCTTCAAATGCTCGCGAACGGCGTTGACGTCGCTGAAGCCGCGGACCGCGTCAAATTCGTCGGCCATGTCAGCCAGTTCGCACAGGCCGCGGGCTTCAGTCTCGAATGCCGTGCGGGCCTGATGCTGAGCCTCGAGCGCCTTGCGGGTGCCTTCGGCGATCATGCGAGCGACATCATCAGCGGTGAGCGCTGGGGCAGTCGGCTGCACAGGAGCTGCACGTGTTGGCTCCGGAGGCGGCTGCTGAGTCGCTGCCAGTTTGTCGGCATTGTCCACGAGCCACCGCTGAGCCTGCTCATCGGAGAATTCGGCTGGCATGCCACGCGACACCAGCAAAGCGCGGAGTTCCTGATTCATCTCAAATTCCTCTTGCGAAAACCTGACCGCTGCCGGGTCGAGCCCTCGCAGCTTTGCCTGAGCGTCTGCACCGATGGGAGTCAACGAGACTTCCCGCAGCCGCCACTTCGTCACGACGTTTACCGGACCTGTGAATTCACGGCCGGAGATTGTTTTGGTTTGCCCCTCGGCAATGTATGTGCGTTTCAAAACGTCATAGCCGACAGAAACATCTGTGATGTGCCCTTCGCGAACGCCTGCCATCGCGTCTTCGGCCTGGGCGGCCTTCGAGAACATGAGCGTTGCAGTGATGTTGCCATCACCTACTGTGATGTTTCGAGCGCTGCCCAACTGGTCTTTGATGCTGGATCGGTTGTGTGAGTCGAGGAATGGAATCTGCCGACTCTTCGGGAACTCCGCGCCACGGGCCAGCAGCACTTCCGGCACCAGCTCGCCGCGGGACCAGTCTGGCATGAGCACAGGGGCTTCGGTGCTGATAACTGCTTCGACGGATCTTTCGTCCTCGCGGAATGATTTTGCGCGGACCTCCAGCGAGCGAAACCCAGGGTCTGACATCGGTCTTGCAAGGGCCTGCGAACGCTTAGACATTGCTCACCTCTTCTTCGTTTTCGTCAGCGGTCTCGCTGCCAACGTCTTCCATTTGTTCGATAGTGGCCATTGCCGTGAGCGCCTGCGGGTCAACGCCGAGGATGTTGTTCATCACGACTTCCGGGATGCCTCTGGCCGCCGCCACTTCACGCATTTCTGCAATGTTGTCGATGACGGTTCGCCAGTTTACATTCTGTTTTGCACACTCCATCTGCAGTGAGCTGAGACCGCCTTTGATCCGCAGCGAAGCGGCCTTCGCGTCGTCTGTTGGATTGATCGAAAGAGCCACCGGGCCTTGCCAGTTTGCAGCAGAAAACCGCCCCGGGCTGGCTTGAAACTCAGCCGCGGAAATGATGCCGTCGAAGAATCCGGCCAGCACTGCAGCCCGAATCAGGCTTTCGTAGATGGGCTGGCAAAAAGACGACGCAAACCACTCCTGAACGTCATGCAATTCGGGCCATGCGTCGTTGTCTGCTGACCGCTCCGAACTGAATGAACTGTTGCGATAGTCACCTGTGATCGTAGAAGACTTTACCCCTGGCATGGCTCCGGCGGTTTGCCGTTGCAAATGCTGGACGAAGCCCTCCGGATTCATGTTTGGCTGATTCGGACTGTGCAACTCAAATTTGCCATCCTTGCCCGTGTTGATGAGCATGGCAGGTTGAATTTTGGTGATCGTGTTGCCGTCCGCGTCGGTCAGGTCGGAGCCGTCTGGTGATGTGTGGACCGGCGTTGCAGACTGTGACAAACCGACGCGAGTTGCCCCTGTGGGCTTGCTGTAACTGCCAACGAAACATGCCGCCATCGCCGAGGCTTTGAGGACGTTGTAGTTGAGGTCGCTGGTGTCCCGCATGTTGATAAGTGCGGCAGCAAACCACGGCAGACCGCGAAGTTGGTCAATATCGTCTTCGATGTACAGGTGCCCGATCTCTGCGATTCCAAACCGCTTCACGGCGCCCGTCTGATTCGCTGAAGCGTAGGGCGGCTGAACGCGAATGTGATAAGCCACACGCTCGCCGAGTTCATTCAATTCGACACCGCGGAAAACCGTGTTGCCCTCAGGAACCGCTTCGGCTACCAGTTCGGATTCGTCCGCCAGTCGGCAGGTGTCAATGAGCTGCAGGGCAACCGGCACGGGAAGATCGTGAGCTTGCTGTTTCTGCTCGCTGATTGGCTGCAGCCGGTAAAGAACGTCGCCGCTGAGAATAACATTGCGCAAGGCCAGTTTCTGCAACCCAGCAAAGGTTTGCCCACCCTTTCCGGGCAAACCGCGAAGGTCGAAGCCGGATTGAATCCGCGCCCACAACTCTTGTGCCTTTTCACGGAAGGCAATATTCGCCGTGCCGTCGGCGTTCATGGCCAGCGATTCAGGCTGCATGCCGTGCCGTCCGATGGTTTTGGCAACGATGGTGCGAACCACTTTGCGTGCGTTCGGATTGTCCCGGTACAACTGCCACGAGTCCGCCCGCAGGCTTTGGGCACGCGACGTGTCAACGTCGTTTTCACGCCAAACGATTCGGTTGCGTGCGTTGAGTCGGTGGCGATTTGCCGCCGCGTAAGGACCGTTTGGCGTGCCGATCAGTTGGTTGATCTGCTGCAGGCTTGCCCGGGCCGCTGCACGGCGGACGCCAGCCTCAGGGCTAAAAAAGCCAATGACGCGGTCAAGGATGTTCACAGCGAAGGCTCCCCAAGCGAGAGAAGGGTTGCCATGCCGCCGCTACTGGTGCTACCAGCGCTGATCTCGTCTTTGAGTTGCTGCCTGAGTTCGCGCAGGTCGCGGAGCTGCGCCATCTGCTTCCTGCGCCCGGCGATGGAATAATCCTGCGCCTTCAGGCAGTCCAGAATAGCCTGCTCAGTTGCCTCTAAAATTTCTTGCGGTGATGCCATGCCGCCATTGTGCGGCAGTACCCCGAAAATCACATACCAGCTTTACCAGAGGTCATCGCTCGCCATCGAGACTCACTACCCGATGCTGAATCACGATAGTTTCAAGTTGCACGCGGACAGTCCACGTATGCCCGCACGGCCCCAGCCCGGGCTTAGCGGATTTGCAGCAGCGGTAGTACCGGGTCTTGCCTTGCGTGGAATAGGCCAACCCGTAGCCGCCACGGCCTTCCCAGCAAATCGGGCAGCGTCGGTGAACCTCAATTTCTTCGCCCTGCGTGGTCGGTGGCAACTCGACGGCTGGCCGCTGGTGTTGCGGCTGTGCGGTCGCGGCTGCTGGCCGCTGCTTCTGTGACTTACTCAATCCAGGGCCTCCCGTCGCTTCGTGTCTCGCCTGCATTTACCACGGTCCTTTGAGTCTTGATTTCTGATCGTGCCGGAAACCCGCCGTTCTCTTCTGCATAGCATACTGCCAATGCCAGCCCGTAGCGAATAGCGTCACGAAAGTCGTTCGGGGCTGATTCGTTTTTCTTCACCCAGAGCAGTTTGGCGTTGCCTCGCGTGTCCACTTTGTCGCCCAGCGTGGCGTTGCAGAGCTGTTCAAGGAATTCCATGTCCCGATCCGCCCCGGCACAGATACTCAGGCTTTCCGGATCTGTCGGGGTGCGGTCGTCCAAACGGGCTTGCACGTCAGTTTCCCAGAAGTCCGTCGCGACCGTCAGCAGTGTTTGCCCTGCGTGGTCGCCTTCCTGCACTGAGGATAGCCTGTAAGGCTTGCCGCCGAGGTCGTGGTTGGCGCCCTTGATGGCAAGAAAGCCGTCGTGTCTGTTGGCAAAATCGTAAGTCGCTTTGGTGTCCCAGCCGGAGTCTGCCGCGGCTGCGTGAGGCCGCATAGAGTTGCCGCCGTCCTCGTGTTCGTAAGCCCGGCAGATTGTGGCTTGCCAGATTTCATCCAGCGTTTGCGTGAGGCCGTAGTCCACGACGTGACTACGCCAGTCGGCACCGTGAGCCATGACAACCCAGAGGCGGTAGCCGCCCTCTGCCGCTTGCTGGTCAATGGTTACGGTGAGCAGCCGGCCCCAGACTGGCACAATGCCGCGGGGTAACTGCGTTTTCAGTCGCTCGCCAACTCGCTCTGGCGTCGATTTCGTCCGACGCGGCTCCCACGTTTCGCCCTTGTCTTCGTTGATCCACTGGCGGAGCTTTGCGGGGTTTTTGCACTTGCTGACGAAGTCGGCCGCAATCGAACCCCAGCCATGAAACAGAGCGTAGAAAACGCTGATTTGACAGCCGTAATCCTGCCCCCAATTGCGGGGCTCGCCGCGCAGCCAGCTCATATCGTCGGGCGGAAGGTCGCGAGCCTCCATCGCCCGTTCGTGGTCCACCTCACAACCGGCCGGAACCCATATGCCCCTCATCATCATTTCAGGGCGGTGCATGTCATCAATGCGGCCTTCGCACCAGCGGCAGACATAATGAGCCGTCTTGCGTGCCAACTCCTTATCAGATTGGCCGGAAGGAAGTTTTTCAAAGAAGATGCCGCCGCGGCCGGTGCCGTCGCCGAATTCAATCGTCTGGAATTTGTGGCAGTGCGGGCAGGGAACGTGGTACCGGTGATGTGTTGAGCCCAGCAGCCCGGTTTCCACGTTCGACTTGCCGCGGACTGACGGCGTTGACTCCATCACAAATTTTCGGTCGGGGTACTCTGCTCCGCGCTTCCGAAAGCGCTCCAGTGGGTCGCCTTCAGTGCTCGACGCCTCCATCACCCATTTATCGATCTCGTTTGCGTGGGCCACACGAATCGACTTGTCCGCCAGTCGCGACTTGCCCCGAGGCCAAGCCCCATGACAGACTGACCGGCGGAGCTGGATTCGCGTCTTTGATTGCCTCTGCCGGATCGGCGTTTGATCTCGAAGCCGCGGGCAGTTTTCGAGCATCTGCCAGAGACGCCCGAAAACGCTCTTGCAGTTGGTTTCGTCCGGGGTTGCGAACATGGTTTCCTCGGGCCGTTGGTCCATGCTTCGCATGAGCATAGCCAAGCCGAAATTTGTTTTGAACATGCGGGCCGCCCATTGCAACCAGATTGTGCGGAACTGGATCGAGTCATAAGCCCAGCATGGGCCTTGGGG